TGAGCTGTGATAGGATACTTGTTCTTTATTGCATTACCAGCTGTGGCTACCATAATTTGATACATTTTATGATACCAACCGGTATTACTAATCATTTTATATTCGGTCACCATTTGTTTTGGAAAGAACGGACAGTTTTTATATGATGACCAATTTATATTTGAATTATCGAGTTTAGATTTTCTATGTTGTATTATTTCTTTTTGCATATCTTCAGGTAATCTATCAAAGAAACTATTACCACTTTTTTGACGATATGGATGTTTATTCATAACCATATCTGGATCGATATAATTGCCAGAGTTACTAAAGATAAAGTTAAAAGCATTATCATATTTTGCTGGTATATAATACATGCGAGATAGATCTTTGGTTTGTTTATCACCGAGGTCGCCGAGTTCCGTTTGGAGAGCAAACCAAAAGTGTCGAATCTTTTCAGCCGGAACTGTTTTTGTAAGAGGAAAGACAAGGCGAAACTTTGGTAAAGATTGTGTAGAGCTAGCAGTAGAATAACAAACGAACTTATAATTACCAAACCGTGTACGTAGATTTCCATATAAGTCTCCTTCATATTTAAAATCATCAACATCAACTGCACACCAGCTTGACCACATTGTAACATTATCATTCTTACGAGTGGTGTCAGGCTTGTAACAAGCTGGTGACATTAATGGAGCATCTTTCTTTGATTTTATTTTACGCTTTGACAAGCCATATAAAGCTTTTTCAAAACCATCAAAGTTTTTAAATGTTAGTCTTTGCGTAGTTTTATTATCAAAAATACTATTGAAAAGAGTCAGAGATATTTCCACAGTTATCCTCATGTACTGGTCCTTGCCAATCATCTGGTTTCATTAAATCTGGTAATCCAAGTGGATTAGGTCTACCTTCTTTAATACCAACTTCTTTTGACATATTAGCTTTATATACTTCATCCCATGCCTTGCTTGCATCAACACCAAATACTTCCAACGTACCAATCGCAAACACACATAAGTCAATCATGCCATCAACCATTTCTGGTGCATCTTTTTCTTCAAATGCTTTTTTTGTTTCATCAAGTTCTTCTTGCATCATAGCAAGTCTGAACTGCATAAACTTATTTAGCCTTTTAAACTCTACATCAGACTGTTGTTCAGCCTGCATCCATTTGTTTACACCAAACTTTTGGTGCATAACTTTCATATCATGAAACCAGTTTTTACTCATACAAAAAAATCCTCCAAGGTTGCTATTTCTTCAGCTTTCCAGCCGATAGGGTTTAAAATTAAATTTAGTGGTTCAATAAATGTTTTATTAAATTGTAAATCATAGTCTATCTGATTGTGTAATTTAAATTCTTTTGGTAATACATCTTTAAATGCAATAACGTTTTGTCTTATACCATTTGGTAACTTTAAATAAACAAATTTTATTCTGTCACCATTTGTTATAAGTTCGTACTTGTTTTCAAGTTTGTGTTGTTTTAAATAATAATTATGTAGCAATGCACCTCTTACGTGTATAGGACAACTTTTCTTAAATATTGTTCTTCTATCATACCAGTCAGTTATATTACTAACTCTTCTTGGAAACGCAACATCTTCAGGATATAAATTTTTAAATTGATTTCTAAAATCTAATATAAATTTTTGTGTTTCACTTTCGGTACTTGATACTATTAATTTAAAAACTTCTTTAAATTTATTACGTACTATTTCTGGTGTTGAAGACTTTACAGCTTCAATACCCATAATCTTTAATTGAGGTTCGTTATATCTAACGCCTTCATTATCATACACATTGAGTATATATCTTTTTTTGGCTGTCCAAATACCGACATCTGATATTGCTTCTCTTGCCATCATCATTCTATTTTCATATGAATTAAGCATCTTACAAAATTCTTCATAGTCCTTTTTAATTGCAGGTTCAAAATGTTCTTTACAAATTTTATCTAAGAAAGATATTGGATTTGCCGGATTAAATTTTTCTACAAGTGGACCAAAGTTTACATATAATGAATCTGTATCGATAGCGATTACGTAATCATCTTCTGTTTTTAAAAGCTTTTGTAATTCACGATTCATAGTAGCTTCAGCCCATTTAATTGCACGTTGACCTGTAAGTGTTACGCCTTCTGCCAAACCATGGCTAAAATATAAAAAATGTTTATTAGCAAGTGCGCCGTATAAACTGTTTAGTAGAATCTTAATAGCCATTTGTCTGTTATCAAGATTACTTATTTCTCTATCAAGTTCAAAGGTATAACCTTTTTGCATTTCACTTTTTGCTGCTAGCATTTGTTTCTTTATAGAAACACGTTCATCATAATATTCTTTAATTATTTTTGGCAAAACACCTATTTTATCTTTACTATAAAATGTTTCGTTTCCTTCTTGGCCAGCAATACTACAATTATTACTTGGTGTATATGATAAGTAAGTTTCTGGTGACATATTATTTTGAACAACAATGTTTGGATATAGTGAATTTAAATCAAAAGAAACAACCCAGTTATATTTACCGGCTACCGGATTTTTTACATAGCCACCTGCAATAATTTTACGATCTTCTTCAGGATCATTGTATTTTGAACCTACAATACTATAATAATCATCTTTTTGTGTTAAGGGTGTTACAATATTATTTTCATTTAGCCTACGATAAATGATTGATTCCCATATTGCAGTAACACCAAACGTATCTTGATAGTTCACACCACCTTTATATGCCATAGTTATAGCCAAAGTAATCAAGCCAAGTTTTTCTTCTAACCTATCAACGAGTTGTACATCTTTCATATTATAATCGATATACTTTTGATAATCATCTTTATATAAATTTTTAAGTGAACCTGATTCTTCATATGAAAGTTTCTTTTCATTTAGAACAACATACGCAATATGATTTAACGCATAAGATTCTTGTGCGCCGTAGGTGTAACCAAACTTTTGAAATAATTCCATGTAATCAAGAGTTTGTATACCAGGGATTTCATATACATCATTTTCACTGCCACGTCTTCTAATTTGTCTGTGTTCTGATTTTAAACCCCATGGAGAAAATTTTACGAGTTCACCTATACCTAATATCTTTGCTGTACGATTCATAACGTATGGTATATCGAAAAATCTTGTATTCCAACCTGTAATAATATCTGGTGTATTATTTGGATGCGACCAAAATTCTATAAACTTCTGTAAAAGTTCTGCTTCATCTTTACACTTATAATATGTAACTGGTTGTATTAGTGCTTTGTTTGTATCATAGTTACCATAGCCCCAAACATGATAAAGTTTTGATTTACTTGATTTATACGATATTGATAATATTCTTTGTGACGCTTCATTAGGATGTGGAAAGCCACTATCATAATCTGTTTCAATATCGAACGTACCTACGTTTATAAACTCACGATTAAATTTTATTTCTCTTGGAAACTTTTCTGTAATGTATTGTTGTACAAATTTTTTATTACCATATATAGTTCGACCTGATACATCGATGTTACTTTTATACCATTGACCTGCTTCATACATACTATCAAATTCTAAAGAGCCAACGTTATAACCATCAAGACTTTTTTTTGTGCTGTTCTTTTCAGACGTTATATAGAACTTTGGCTGATAATAATCTTTACGCATAACTCTATCGCCGTTATCTGAGTAACCGCGATAGTATATATTGTTTTTGTACCGAAGTACGTTAGTGTAAAATGCCATTATGATTCTTTTTGTTTATACCAATGTGAAATTAAGTTTGGTATATTAATGTTATAAGTTGATAATTCTTTTTGATTATTTTGTAAGTAAAGAATTTTTTGTGGAATTGTTGGTTGTGATTGAAAATTAATATAATGTTGTTGTAATTTAGTCATATGTTCTCCCTTGATTATAATAATATTATACTATACTTTTTTGCAAAAGTACACAATTTTGTTATTAACATGTTAATTAAACGGCGAATGATTCTCCGCAACCACATTGTGCTGTGGCATTTGGATTGATAACTTTCAAATAAGAGCCGCCAAACTCTTGTACATAATCTACTGTGCATCCTATAACAAACATCTCTGCTAGTTTATCTAATACTAATATGTTTTCAATAAGAGTACCTTTTTCAGTTTCATCTGTCATGCTCCACTCGTATTGAAAACCAGAACAGCCACCACCTAAAACACCAAGATAAGCATATTTTTTATT